GGAAGGTCAAGGCACTAGCCGTACCTGACTGAACCGCAACTGATTGGTTCTCCGTAACATAAAAGCTATTGGTCTTATCCACCACCACAAGGCTTGACCCAGCAGGGACCGTGATCTGGTAAGCAAAGTACGAAACTACCGTGGCACTAGCAAATGTTGCGTTGTTCCCTATCGCTACCGTACAAGTTGCAGCAGAGGATGTGACGTTGGAAACCGTAATGCTGGTTACCCGATTAACTGTATTTGCCGCTGGCGTTAAGCCAGTAAGTGATGTGGTGCCGTTATAAGTCCAACTCGTAGTATTGGTAGCAGCAGAACTTGGTATGACATACGCGGAGTTACCATAAATACTGGTGACCGCTACAATATTTGGATTTGCCATGATATAATCCTTAGAACCCGAAGATCATTGACAACGCGATAGCCTTGCCTGCCGTAATCCCACCACCACTAGCAGCCGCCCATTTGACACCAGTAGTTTGAGTGCTGTCAGCCGTAAGCACATAATTATCGGTTCCGACAGCCAGCCTGACATTGTCAGTACCGTTATAAACAATTAAGTCGCCTTTTGTTGTCGCTGGAGCAAGCGCGTCAAACGCCGCTGTTTGTGATGTCTGACCTGTCCCACCATTAGCTACCGCCACCGTTCCCGTAATGTCACCAGCTTGTAAAGCTGCCATCACAACGTTTGTTCCATTACCCCTTAAATACTCACCGCTAGTAACAGATGCAGCCAAAGCATTTAACGCGGCTTGCTGTGTTGTCTGACCTGTACCACCATTGGCAATCGGGAGCGTCCCCGTTACCGTAGATACATTAACCGTACCAAGAACTTGTTTAAACGATCCGTTTGTATCAAACGTACCGTCCGTGGACCACGTATCACCAGCATTAAGCGTAACGACTGCAATGTTTCTTGTTGAGCCGTTGTTGTCCAGATAAACGGTTACCGTTGCCGCAGAAGCAGACCCATTCTGGATGGAGATGTACTTGATCGTTCGCTGGTATCCGCTGGGTGGTGCAGCAACAAGCTCCTGTGGGGACGTAGCAAACGTGCCGTCATTCTCACCATTGGAAAACGTCGTACCGTTTGAGTCACCGTAATGGGCCGTGAAGTAAACCGAAGCCGACGTGGACGCAATGCTGGCTTTGATCGTCTTTTGGGTGGAGTCAAGGACTAATACAGCCATAGTGACCTCTACGAATTAAACCACGCGTAAGCTTGTGAATTGAAGAACGCTGCGTTGGATGGGAAATCAACAAATACAAACTTCGTATTAGCAGCAAACGACACAAGCGATCCTGCATTACTTGAAGCCAGTACCGTGTCGCGGGTTAGTGTGCTGGCGTTATAAGTACCCACACCAACTTCCCAAGTCCCAGCAATCGGATCTTCAATGGTGTAGTACGTTGAGTTGTTGTTACCGACCCCCGAGCCAAATGACTGATAACCCGTCACCGCACCAGCAAGCGTCAAAGTCCCAGTACCCGCCGTAACGCTGGTTTCCTTGACTCGGTTAGCAACAACAAAAGCCATCAGGTCACCGCAATCAGTTGAGCTTCAGCAAACCAACGCTGTTGTTGCTGGCCGTTTTCCAAGTACTCAACCAAGTAAGTAATGTTGCCTTCTTGGTCAACACCGATCTGAAGCACTGGACCCTCGGGGATTGTGACGACCGCTTTGACGATCTCACCCACTCTGAAATTTGCAGCCATGATTTATCCTTACGCAGCGTCGTTAGACAAAGAGTACGACACGTTTAACGTATCACCATTCACTACTGAACGGGTCGCAGCAAATGCGCCTTCTGAAAACAACACGCCCGACGTACCACTCTTGGTATTGTTTGAAATGACAAAAGCACCGTAAATCGTAGCCGTAGAAGTGATACTGAACGCAGCCGCAGAAGCCGTAGAAATCACCGAAGGATCTGCTGTCGTGGAAGCACTAAACGACAACGTGGGGCGGTTGGCTTGTGAATAACCGGTAAACTCTGCCCATCCGTTAGAACCGCCAATCTGAGCAGCCGTATCGCCAGCAGCAAGTGTGGGAGAAGGACTGTTATTAATTAGCCCAATGTACCACGCAGCCGTATATCCCGACCCCGTGAAATACTTATCGTTCATGTCCTTCAAACCTTGATTAACCACAAGGTTGTGAAACTCGTCTTTCCATTTCAACTGACCGGCTGCGTCGTAGCATTCAACGGTGAACACACCACCGACCGATACACTACCCGACGCTGAAGCGTCGTTCACAACCGTCGCTTCAAAACGATCCGCTTTACGTGCGAGATCTTTCATGATGAACTCCTAATTAATCCGAATGACTGCTGAAGTCAAGTTTACAGGGGGAAATGTAACGTTTAGGTTTTGGCCAAGAGCGGATATGTCATCGCCAAAATCCAAAACGCAAACAGCTTTATTCGACTTACTGCTGTTGTAAATCAACGCCCCACGGCAAGTCAACGTGACGCCCGTAAAAACTGCTGGTGAAACAAAACTCAAATAAGCAATAACACCGCTGGTGGCAACGCCCACGTTTGTGAGCGCAATGCCTCCTTCCGAATAACCCGTGCCACTAGCTTCGCCTGTTGTTGTGTAAACGGTGGTCGTGGCTCCAAGCGTCGCAGCGCTGGTGTAAAGCGCAAGCTTGAACGCATCACCGCCCACGGCGGAAAAGTTATGCACGCCTTGAGCAAGTTCTTGCTTAAAGCTTGTGCAGGGGGTCTGTACGATTGCCATTAGCTTGTCACCGGTACCCTGGCTTGGCCAGAACGATAAGCATCCTGGCGCTCCTTGCCATCGCCGAGTTGTTTAAGCAGCGCCATCGCTTCAGCGTATTTCGCCTCAACGTTGGCCACGAGGTCTTGTTCGCCCTTATTCAAGAGATATGCCTCGCGGAGTGAACCGTAGAGCAGCACCGAATCAAAGTTATCGCCGAGCCAGGACTGTCCTGCGGTCACGATCGATTCAGGGTAGTAAAAATAATGAAGCTCAATGGTGTAAGCCGCATCGGGCGTCGGACCCAGGATAAAAGTCAACTCTCTGGGGAGGCTGTAGTCGGGACCAAAGATGGCGTAGTACTTAGGCAACCCCGTTGTAGAGGGGGACGGGTAGACCTGTCGAATGTAGTTGACATCCTTATTGAGCAGGTACTCATACTCGCCGTTGGCCTTGACAGCCGCCATGCTGTAAACCGACAAGAAATCAGACGGGCACTGGAGGTACTTGTTACTAGACGTGGTTGTCCCAGTAACGTTGCGGCGCAGCGAAGGAATCTGGACGCTGTTATAAATGCGCTGCTCGGCCTGCTTGATGAAATTGTTGACGATCGCCGTGGTAAACGTCGTCTCCATGTAATTCTGAATCTGGGTTACAAGCTCGGAATAGGTCATGACAGGCTCACCGTAACATTGCCTAATTCAACATCCAGCATGATAGCCTGTGCGGGCGTTTCTGGCACCATGCCAACCGAGGCAAAAAACGAATTGCCTGGGGCTCCCAGGTAAACCGTTACAGGCTCAATAATATCGGGCCTTGGTTCGTAGATGGCAACCGCATCACCTACCGTACGAATCGGCTCAAGCTGTGGATGCTTGGGCTCGTAGCACTCGGGGCAAACCTTAAACCCCGTCCACTCCTTGCGAAGCACAAGGTACTGGTAGCGCTGGCCGCATCGGTCACACAGCGCTAGGGAGTATTTGCCAGAGGCATAGCCGCCCATGATCAGTAACTCTGCACATCCGGCGTCAAAAACACACTGGCACGATCACGGTCCTCGGCAGCAGCGCGGAAGAACTCCTCTTCGTAGAAATTCTTCAGCGTGCCAATGCGCTCGGGCGCACGCTTAATCGCGATGTAGTAGGCAAGCCCAGCAATGAGGGCAGGCAGGAAGCGAAAAGAGATATCCGCTGTGTTGGTTGCTGCGCCAACATCCTGTATACGACGGATGCCGTAGTACCTAAAGGTGTAGACCTGTGATGTGTCGGGAGCTGGATAGATAAAAAGCTCGGCAGGTACCGTGCGCTGCACATAAAACTGTGCGGGAGTTCCCGTTTGCAGTTTGTTAGGCAGATGCAGGTACTCGTTCTGGCTGATTCGGTCGAGCGTAATGTCTTGCTGATTGGTGCCAGATCCCGTGCGTAAAACAGCAGACAAGACGTCCACCGTGTCGCTGGGTAGTGAATACTGCGGGTCGCCCGGATCTAAAACCTGCTGTCGCTGCTCAATCGTCCAAAGATTTAGCCCTCGGTTGGCCCATTCGGCAAACATCAAGTTCAGGGAACGACTCGCCGTGCGAATATCGTACCCTGTGCGCACCTCCAGACCACATCGCTCGAAGGCTTCTTCGATGATGTCGTCAAACTGGAGGTTGAATGTCGCTGTGCCGGAGGTCGCCATCGTTTAGTCGCAAGCTGCTCCGCCCATGCGCATCTTCTTCACGCCTTTCATGGCCATGCGCTTGTGCTGGTTGACCGCGCCACCGTTTTTCATCATCACGGGACCGGTCTTGTCACTGGTTTTAGAGATCATTTTGTTCCGGGGGCCGCTCTCTACAGCGCCACCGCCGCGCGTTGCGCAGCCCATTCCACGTCCAGCCATGATTACTTCCCCTTCTTCATTTTGGTGGCCATACCGCCCTTCTTCATGCCATGCTTGGCCCCAGGCATCATGCTGCCATCAGGCATTTTGTGCATAGCACGACCCTTTGTGTCGGCTGTCTTGCGCTTCATGGCACGGCCTTCTTTATCAGCCATGCCTCCTTTTGCGTAACCTTTCATCATGATTTCTTCACTCCTTTTGCGGTTTTTGCAGACTCCTTAAAGGCTTTTGCCGTAGGAGCGCCTTTGGTGCCGGGTTTGCGCATTTTCTCGCCTGATCCAGCCGCGATCCGTTTGCGTTTTGCCAAAATATTGGCGTATAAACCGGGTTTAGTGGCCATCACTGTCGTCCTTTTTCAGCGAGGGCATCAATTTTTGCTTCAAGCCGTTCAAAGCCTGAATCAAACCGTTCCATAATTCTTTCAAGGTCCGCACGAACCTCTGCACGAGTGATGTGATCACGAGCGATTTCCTCCCTCGTTCTATTAAGCAGAATTTGAATGCGCTTCTGCTCGTCGTGGTTCATTTTAATCATGAACATCACCAAAGCCACAAAGAAAGACGTGACTAGATTCCAAACGATAACACCGGTGTCCATCTAACACTTCCATCGTCTTCGAGCTTGTCTGATGCGGCTGTTGGGATCTTTGGCCGCTTCTGGGTACATCTTCATCTGACCTGCCGACCGAGCGCAAAAGGACTTTCTGCGTGCAGCGTCCTTGGGGCCTGGGTTGTCCGAGGTGACGGCGGTCTTAAGCTTACTGCCAGGATTGGCCTTGCGGTAAGCTTCAACACCTTTTTTCGTCATCCCGGCACCTTGCTTAGTCGGCCTAAAGTTTCCACTCTTGACCGACGTCGCAATGCCCATGCCTTTGGACTTAGCCATTACGCTGCTGCTCCGCCTTCAAACAAGAAGGTTGCCGAAGTAATCTCAGCGGAACTGAAGGTTGCGTGAACGCCGTCTTCAAATAAGATGCCCATGTCAGGGATGATCAAGTCCTGAGATCCCGCAGAAGCAGGTGTGGTCATGGTCAACTTGACCGTGCCTCCTGATCCGCCGCTGCGTAGCGTCAGAGTCGCAGGCGTCGCGGTATGCGTAAAGTACAAACCGAGAAGACGCGTGCGCCCGTTGATCGCCGTCGCAGTCGTGGTCTTTTGGACCGACTGGATATTACTGAAGCTCATGTGAGCCTCCTATTAGACTAGGTCGCGGGCCTGGAGATAAAGGACCGTCACTGTCGCAGCACCTGCGGCACCGTTACCGTTCTGCGCGGTGAAGTCAGCAAGTACCTGGATGTCCGTGGTTCCAACGTCAGTGGCTTCTGTGTCCAGCGTGCCGCGCGTCGTACCGACACTCTTGACACTGGTGCTGGGGATGAAAGCGTCTGCATCGGCAGAGGTTCCCACAACGACGGTTGCGGTTCCTGTGTCATCGTTTGCAGTCGTGACGTTAAGGATGACGTCGATAATCTGCGAACCAGCAGGAATCGTAGCGACAACTTGGTCGGCAGCGGAAGCGCCGATAATGTCAATAACAGCCGATTGACCCATTACCACGAAACCGACATTTGCAACATTGGTGCCGACTGTCGTACCGGTGGTTTGGGAAATAGTACCGGCTTTAACTGGGCCGGAAAAAGTGGTCTGGGCCATGAGTTCCTCACATGCGATATCGGTACATCAGTCTGCATGTCGTCAGCCGGGACTGTCTGATGCACCGGGCTAACCCCGGAATAAACCTAGTATAAATAAAAAAGGGGGTTTTGTAACCCCCTTTTCTTGGTGCCGTTTAGGCTCCAGGCGAACCGAACATGCCTCGCGGATCCGAGAATCCAAACGAGTAACGCTCGCGAGCTTTGTACTTGACGTTGCCCGTATCGAAGTCGCCTTCGAAACCGGTACGCATTGCAACACGCTCGAACATCTTCATGCCGTTGGGTGCATCGGTCTTCACGAACCATGCATCGGGGTCGGTCAAGAAGTGGTTCACGGTATAGCCCTGAGGAACCATGCCCATGTTCTTGATCGCATTGATGTCGTTATCTGCTGTACCAACACGCAGCGTCGACTTCATGATGCGGTCTGCCGTAAACATGAGTTCTTTCGGGATGATGAGCTTCAGACCTTGAACAGCGATCTTCAGTCCACGTTCGTCGGTGAACGCAGCGATGTCGATCAATGCCTGCTCAAGCGACGTTTCTGACAGGTCAGCAGGAACGGTAAGCTCGTTCTTGAGGTCTGGTCCGCCCAGGGTTGGGTGATCCAGAGCACACAAGGGCTTGCCGTCGCCACCGATTGAGGTGTCAAAAGCGCCGTTGAGGATTGCAGCAGCTTTGATCTGCTTGGTCTGAGCCATCGAGCGGGCCAGCGACTTGGTGTAGCGAGCAGCCAAGCGGTCGTAGAGGTTGTCCTCGACGGCCTCTTCGGTCAGCGCGAACGCCAAAGCGATGGTCTCGTGGGTGTAGCGTGCGGTGTAGACCTCTTGCGCGTTGTCGTATGCGACGCCTGCGCCTTCGTTCTTCACCGGAGCCTCACCAAAGCCCGATTCCATCACCTCTTCTTCAAACGCACGGTCTGAAGATTCGATGCTATAGATTTGGGTGTGCTCGTTCTCGTAGTTTTTATACTCAAGACCGAACAGAGCGTTGAGACCGGGCTCAAGCTCTTTCACCAGTTGTGCGCGTGAAATTGCCATGATTAAGCTCCTTGCCCAGCAACACCAGCACTGCCGTACAGGTGCTCATTGATCTTTACAACGACCACTGCATTAGTCCCAAACTCGTTGCCTGGAACATCCCATAAACCAACGATCTTAAGGTTCAGGGCTGCGGTCTTTGCGATCGTGGACGAGTCGAGTTCCATGGAAGAAACACCTGTGGTGGTGCTGCCGCCAGTGCCAACAACGTCTGCGTTTTTGCCGATGTCAGTCTGTGCAACCGACTCATCAACCTGAACGATGAACAACTGGTTGGGATCGTCAAGCACGTCAGCAGTGATTTCTCCCTGCGTGATGTTGACCGAACCGGGGTAGTAGTTCTTCCAGGTGGGCTTGCCGGTGGTGGGATCAATGTAGTTACAACCATTGAACACGCCAACTGCTGCCGTATGGGTTGCGGGTGCAAACTTGACGAGATAACCGTCATAAACGGTCACTAGGTCGCCTTGGTAAATCGCGCCAGACTGGTTGTCTGCGATCAGGTAGCCATACTGCTTCTGAGCACCTGTTGCGGACAAGTTGCCGATGGGGCGAAGACCAAAGGGCTTATCTACGTTAGCCATTTGTCTATCCTTGCATAGGTTTAAGTTTCAGCCGACTCGCGGCTGCCAAAAGTGGTACGAGAGCGACGCTCAGGAGTGCCGATTCGCATCGTGTCATGAGCATTGGCCTTCAACATTTCATTGTCGACGGCACGTTGTTGATCTCGGGCCCGTTCTCGGTAATACGCAGTTCGCTCACTAGCCGTCTCTACAGGGATTCTCGCGAGCAACAAACTTCCGACACCAATGGTGCCAGCGTGTTTGCCGTCGTCCATCGACGAGGCATGATAGTCCGGGTACTCGTCAGCACGAACCAGCTCGTACCCCTCGCGGAGCTTGGCTGCAACGTTGCTTCGATCATCGAACCCATTAGCTTCACGTCGAATCCAGCGATGTTGGAATCCTTCGGGAGCGGGTGGAGCATCCAGTTTGGAAGGAGGTGCCCAGGGACGGCGACGCGTGGACTTCTCGCGCGTTTGCGACGCACGGGTTTCACGTTTCAATTTAGGCACCATCGGTGCGCTATCGTTGGTCTGCATTTCATCCATGATTAATCCTTCACGTACTTGGCATATTCCTCAAGCGGAACGCCCAGTTTTTTGGCAATGGCAACTTGACTTGGTGTCAGCTTGACCACGCGGCGTGCTGATGTGTTAACCCCGGACGACCGGGCAGCAGGCGCAACCGTTTGCACGGGTCGGTTGGCTCTGGGCGGATTCATGTTATCAGAGCTATTCTGATTTGTGAATCGATGTGGAAAAGATTCCTGCATACGACGATCTAATTCGTTGTAGTACTGGTTATTACGTGGCGAAACGCCCTCAGCAATCAAATCCAAGTGGATCGCGCGCGCCGCAGCCGTCATGACCTTGTCTGCGCCAAACCACTCATTGCGCTCGGCCCATTCTTCAGCCCGTGGATCAATAGCCGCTTGCTGTTGCACCGCTTGTTGCTGCTGGGCAAGGCGCTGAGCCTGCTGCTCCCAGGCCTGCTGCTGAGCAAGCTGCTGTTGTTCGTAGGCTTGACGATGCTCCTCGGCAGAAGCTAATCGCTCCTGCTCTACCGTGATGGAAGTCAAACGCTGGGTGGCTTCGGTCTCAGTATCAATGTCGCCTTCTTCACGCGCTTTCTTAATGATCTGCTTAAGCGCCATGACCTGCGTTTCAATACGACCCTTGGCCTCGCCAATACGCGCACCATCGGTTTGGACAAGGCGCTTTTCCGCCTCCGCAGCACGCTGCTGAACTTGCTTGGCGTATTCCAAGGCCGCTTGCTCACGGCGCTCGGTTTCGCGAAGCCGCGCAGTCAGCTTGTCAATGCGTCGCTTGACCTTGTCACTGTATTCGTCCAAATCTTCCGAGGAAGTTTCCTGCTTGGGCGCAGCAGGCGGAGCCTGCTCTTCTTGCTCAAGCTTTGCATCGGTGCCGTCTTGATTCAACGACACCGTTGCCGGGTCTTCATCTTCCCCGAGCTTGAATTCCAATTGCTCATTAGCCATCTCTAGGCTCCTTACATATGCAAGATATCTTGCGGATCGTTGATAAGGCCGATGACCTCATCGTCGTTGATAAACCGGATCTCTCCGCCATCGATCGGAATGCGTGCGCCCGCATAACGGCCAAACACGATCCAGTCGCCCTTTTTGCACCACGCCCCGGCTGGGAACTTTTCGCCATCGGCATAGGCCAACGGTCCAAGTTCTAAAACATAGCCAACGGTAGTTGCAAGCTGCGTGCGCTTTTGTGTCTCTTCCGACAACACAATGCCGCCCTTGGTCTTTTGCGCGCCTCGATAAGGCAGAATCGCAATGCGCCATCCCGTTGGCCGTGGCAAACGGTTCAAGACACCTGGATCAAGGGTATCGGGCGAGAACTTGCCTTCTTCATCATAGGCATCATCAAGCACAGGTACACGGGCTTTTTCCTGCTCCTGCCACTTGCGTTCTAGCGCGGTCAATGGTCTTTCTTCAACGACTTCCATATCGGACTCCTGGGGTTAAAAATCTTCGGCTTGCCACTGTTTAATTTCTTTCTTCACTAACTCTTCAACCATGGTCAAGGCTTCAAGACGTCCGATAAGAAAACGATAACGCTCCATGTTTTGCACGGAACCGTTCACAAGGAACACCTGCGTGTCCTCACGAAGCTTTCTGATTTCTTTCAGTATGTGTTCTACAAAATTAAGCATGGCCACAGTCCATGAGAAAAGCAGGCAGATGGGCTCTGCCTGAAAGCCTTATGTTCAATAAATCTTAACAGGTCGGTTGCCGTCCTTCTTCTTCACAATCATCACAGGCCCCTGCACACCCTTAGCCAAACCTCCCTCACGCATCTTGCGTGGCTTACCGGCCTGGGCATAGGCAATGGCAGCAGCCTGCTTAATGGCATCGCCCTTGCTCTTGGGCTTGCTGGTCCCGATGCTACCCGTTTCCCTGTACTTCTTGATGATCTCGCCAATGTTGCTTGAGATCACCTTCTGACTTTTGCCTCGCTTAAGCGGCATTTTGATTTCTCCTTTGATTCAGGGCCTGCACGTTCTGCGCACGGCGCATATTGCGATCCATCATGCTTGCTCGCTCACGCGCAACCTGCGCACGCTCATCGGCAATGCGTTCTTGCGACGCGATCCGAGCTTGATTCGCCTGCATAGTGGCTTGTGTGCGCTGTTGTTCAATCTGCAAGCGCTGACGATCAATTTGTTGGTTGGCCATGTCGCTTTGTGCGCGGATCTTGAGCTCTTGCTCCTTCAACGCCACAATCGGATCGGGTCCTTCTTCGCCTGCGCCCATCAACTGGTTCTGGAGCTTGCGTGTTTCCTCCATAAACTGCGCAACACGTAACGCGACCATCGCCTCACGCTGTAAATCCGACACCATGCGATCGGGATCCGTGCCATAGGCCATAAATAGCTGGGCTTCGGCGTCTTCTTCAGCTTTTAGCCTCACATGCGACAAAATATGCTTCTGTAGCTCCATGGCTGACATGGGATTGGCCTGCAACATGGGCGAAAGACCCATCATCAGGTGCGCAAGGATGTGCGCATCGTGCTGCTGGCCTGCAAAGGCACGCAATTGCATGCCATCGAGCACATCGGCGTTCTCGGTTGCGGGATCCTTGGGCATTTGTGTGTTTTGCGGGCGCAAAATGCCGTCAATATCGCGAACATTCATCGCTGCATAGACGCGGTAGTACGCTTCGTACATGTTATGCATCTGAGGCGCGCTCTGTGCGATCTGCAACTGCGTCTGTGCAAGCACCATCCGGTGCGCGGTGCTGAAAATGTTGGGATCAGCGACTGGTTGGATCGAAATCAGGTTATCGAAGTCCTTACGCTTGATCGAGCGCCTTGCGCCAGGAACATCGTAAGGGTATTCATCGGGCAGATACTGCGAAAAACCCTCAGCCAAAAGCTCAAACTCAAGCTTTTGCGCGTAATGAAGCCGTTTGTGGATCGCAGACATGACCTGCGCCCCACGCTCAAGCAATGCAAGCGTGGTTCCGACCGCTGCCTGCTGATTGCCGTCCCCAACTTGCATGTCGGCAACGCTGGCAAGGCGCTTTCCGGCGTCCACACAAAAGCCAAGTAACTGAAAAAGCGTCTGCGAAGGCTCTTTGTAGGGCAAAGGCAGCATATTTTGCTGAATATCCGCCCCGCCCACGTCAATATCACGCCATTCACCGGGCTGAATCGGCACATCGTCGTTCTCGATCCGTGCGCCTTTGGCCTTGAAGCCTGCTGGAAGGTTTGAGAGCGTGCCTGCATCCAACAATTGGCGCAGCGCCATCGTTGCTGTCTTCGAAAGACTGCCAATCAAGTGGACAAACCCAAGACCATAGGCTCCCGGGCCTTCGATCAAGAGGTAATGAACGAAGTAATTGCGCCTGTTTTTGAGTTTATCGCCCTCTTTCCAGTTGCGACGCACACCCAAAACCTTCTTTGAGGCGTCATCAAGCGTCACAACGTAGGGAAGTTTGATGCCTGTTGGCTCACCCTTCTCGTCTTTGTCCTCAAAACCGGGCAAATCCAAGTCCACCTGGAATTCCAAGAGGAAAATTTCCTCCGGATCACCGCTTTGCTGGATCCCAATTTGCTTATCCACCGAGTATTGAATGCGATTAGCGTCCGCTGGAGCTTGCTCCGGGTCCACTTGCACATCCAAATACTCACCCGCAACCACCCGTTTTCTGAATTCGTTGGAATCCATCGGGATGCGGTGCGTGATCCGTGGGCATTGGCTCATGACGCTTGATCCGTAGTACGGGATAAACAAGTCGTCTGCCAAGACAAGCTTGGAAACCATGCGTCCAAGCTGAAAATCGTAGTAAACCTTCTTGAATGCCGAGCCACCGTAGCCGGTGTAAAACAACAACTGATCAAACTCGGGCGTGTACTCCTTCATCACCGTGGTGATTTGGTAGTTCATGAAGTCTTGCACGCGCGATGCCTGCTGCATCTTGTCGATGGTCTCTTTGCCCAAGACCTGTGTGCGCACAGGTCCACCTGCTGGCATGAGCTCTTTTAAAGCCTGAGCCTGGAACTGCACGATCGCCTCGGTCAAAAGCGGATGGGTTGCACCTGCTGCTCCTCGAAAGGGCTTGGTCCGTTCATCAAGCCTCAAGCCTAATAGCTCAAGGCCCTTGGCATAAGTCATCTCCCAGTCCTGGCGGCTCGACTTATCGGCCTCGAACAACGCGCTTAGGTCAAGCGCAACCCGCTGCAAGACGTCCTCTTCAAGGACCGGGGCAAGGTTGTCGTAGAAATCCGCTGAATCGTCTTCCTCAACCTCAACGGTGGCA